ATAGGTAGGGACCAGTGCGCCAGTACACTGTCGAGTAGATGTGTACTTTGGTGGCGTTCCGCCACGAGAAAGGGCCCTTTCGGGCCCTTTTTTTATCCAGGAGGCTTTTTAACCTCCTGAGAGCCCTTAGGAGGCACGATCGCTGCCTTTACAGGGGCTACCGTAGCCGCATTTTGCGCGGCTAACGCCGCTTCTGTGTCTGCGTCTGCCGGACTTGTCTGCGGTAATTGCTGCCCTGGCCTCGCCAGGGCTTTCAGTTTTTTCGCCAGATCCGGCACATTTGCCGGATCATTGACATAAGCGAAAAACCTCGCAGGTGATTGGCCGAATTCCTGCCGGAGCTCGGCCGGGAGGTCGTCGAATATTTCGCGCCCTCTTGTGAGCATTTGCGTTTGCTCTTGGAAATCGAAATCTGAGAAGTCGGCGTAAACGCCCTCCCATTTCGTTAGATGAGATATTGTTCCGGTCTGCGAGAACCGCGTCATTATTTTGTCAATATCGCAATCGTCTTTAAAGCATTGTTTGGTCCGTCCATCGTCATATACGACGTCCGGCACCAGCGCGAGCATTTGCTCGCGCGTTTTTGCTCCGGGATTTTCCCGGAGAAGATCTGCGATTTTTTGAGACATTATGGTTTCCTATTAATTGCGATGTACGCGCGCAATATTTGAAGAATAAGCGGGCCTGCACGGCTAGACGCTTTCGCCATTTCGGCGGCGCCCGCTGAGTTGATCCATGAGTAGAATTGTTCTGACGTTCTAACACCAGGAACTTTTAGTTGCGTGATTTCCGCTTGAAATTTTGCGTTATCGCGCTGATGTACCGCGGTCTGTTGACCGGTAGTTACTGATGGTAGCATCGCCTGATTAAGATTTGCTTGAGTTTGCAACAGCGCGTCCGCAGATTGTTCTTTATTCGCCTGAGCGATTTTTAACGCTGTGTCCTGGGTGATATTTTGAATTTGCGATCTGATCATTTTCGTTTGCGCAACAGATCTGCCAGTATTTGCGCCTCGTTCAGCACCTTGCACTGCGGCACCACCCACATTCCCCATCGTAGCCATTGCACCTGCAGGGGATGAAGCGTCGAATTTCCCTGCAAGGATAGGATTGAGGCCACCTTTTTTAAGATCTGCCATTCGGCGTTGTATAGCGGTGTTAGACATCCGTTCTTGGAACGCTCTGTTTTCGCGTGCGATTCTTTCATTAGATTTATTTGCATCGGATTGTCCTCGGCCGGAGAAAATACCACCCAATGCGCCACCAATGACGGCCCCCCACGGGCCAAATTGGCTGCCTGCCGCAGCGCCCGAGACAACACCTCCTCCTTTCGCCATTACAGACGAGTCAGACCAGGTACGCCATAAGTCGGTATTGGTAGCGCAGCTTTGATGGTGTGGTAGAAATCCGCAATCATATGTGGCTCTGATGGAATCGCGATCGCCCGGTCCAGTGGTACTAAAGTGCTCCCACGAATAAACAGGTCGCCCAGCGCCGGCAGCGTCGCGAAGTCCTCCGAGAGATGCCAAGAAGCTAACGTCCCGACTGTCGGCACCCCGCCGCTAGTTGCGGGACGCATGATGTTTGTAAGTTTTGAACTAAGGAAACGGTGTTCATCGTATCGGCCTGTATAGCCGAATACGAGATCGTCAGTTGCCGGCGTTCCGGTTCCAGTGATCCAGATTTCGGAATTCAACACGGCTTGTTCGCCAATATTTGCCATTTCCGGATATACGAAATCATAACGTGTCGATTTCGACCAGTAGCGATCCACGCCCTGGGAATAAGAAATGTCGGCACGGAGATTCCCTAGCATAATTACCACCCCGTGCTCGACAAAGGATTTTGACCATGAATGTGTCCCGTTCGCCGTACCGACACCGGCCAAATTACCCAGTTTATCCTGGGCTGCCGGCGCGGTTGGAGTAGTCGATGCAGTATTCTGCTGCACGGGCGTGACATTAATTCTCGTCGACCCTGACCCGAGAAATTCCGCCCTTTGTAGACGGAAATCGGGAGACGTAACGCCCCAACGGGCTTTCAGTGATTCGACGTACCGAGTACCAGAGCGCGCATCGCGCTCTAGGATGTGTTGAGTTGCGAATGCCAAACGGATGTCATTGACATCCGGAGCAATCGCCGTGGATAAATCTGCGTACAGCCGCGCGAGTCCTGTGTCCTCGCCGGCCCCGTGAATAACGGAGTCCGATGTAACCGGTAATAAGTCGCGATAAGCCGACGCCGAGTCCATGAATATTGAGATTTCATCTGTCGCGCCCCCTCCTGCGTGGATTTGTGCTGACGTCCCAAGCGGTAATGCCACCGCTGTGCCACGCTGAGGCGCTGGCAAGCAACTCGTGAAATAGTCGAAACGCTTCCCGCGTAATAGTGGTGTATCGCCCCCGATCCCGAACGAGCTCAGCGCGTCCGGACCGTTTGTTGTCGACATAGCCAACGTGTTTTGTAATGTTGCCGACCGGAACCAATCGTTATAAATTTTTGTGTAAGCACGGAACGGTAGTGCGCTCACCGGCACGTCGTCCGGTATCGCTAACGGTGGCAGTCCGAAGTAATCCCATAGGCTACCCAGTACCGTATCAGCGGCCGTAGCGCCGCTGATGATTGGAATAGTGAACGAAATCGAGTCGCCAGGGTCGTCCTGCGCTCCATGAAATTTTTCGTGATTGTCCCAGATCGTCCGATACGGGACAAAAAACGCGAACGTCTCAAAGTGCAAATTATCGAGTATCGGTTCCAATGGTGTTGCCAGCCTCATAAAGAAGCTGGTTCTAACATTAAATGTAGAACCCGGGATTATATCTATCGGTTGACAGATTGGCACCAGCCAATCCGCGTCGAATACCGTTTTATGTCCATGAGACAGATTGAACGTCGAACGTGGAATTCGCACGCTCGGTGTTTGAGAGAAATTATGTTGTGATCGCATTAGTTACCCTGAGGTTCGAATAAGTCGGGTTGATCGTTACCGTTACTACCACCGACGTGCGCGATAGTTTGTGATTGTGATATTGCTTCGACAGCGTTCCACAGGCATTCATTTGCCTCATCTACGATTTTCCCCGTTGTGTTGTCGAAGTTTCCGAGCCGCCATAGTGAATAGTGCTCGGGATGTTTATTAATTGGATGATCGGCTGCACTAGCGACATCTTGAAATTCGCGACGTACCGCGTCGTCAGCCGTATGGAAGAAAGGCTTTTCATATATGCCAGAGCATGTATCGAAGATTGCGTAAATTTGTACTTTCATTAAAGGTTCCTCTTTAGTTTGCTTTCTTTTGCTTTAGCGCAAATGTATTTATCCCGGAGCCTCTCCGGGGTAAAGTCCGCAGCGTGTGCCCTGATGAACTCTTGTCGTAGTTCCTTGATTCGATCCAGCATAGCTGGGTTCTGTTCGGCCAATATATTTTGATAGTACCGGGGAACCAATTCCGATTCTCCGTGCCCTGGTATCGGAGTTTTGTCGTGTGGAAAGATGTCTGTTTTGTATTTTTCATAGAAGGATGCACCTATGCCGGCCGGAAATTTCCGACCGGTCGACATCCGTATGTATTCAGGCAAGAGCCAGTACGCAACGCCGTACTCGTCGCAGCGTAAGTAGTGATCCTCGGCCCGTTTACCAGTAATTTTTTTAAATATGTAACCGGCCGTATAAGCGGCGGTTCGAAGATTAAGTTCGGCAACCGTACTGAAGCCCCAGGGCCAGTGTTTTTCAAGTTCCTCGGAGGTGTACGTATACACTCCTTCGTCGTCTTGCCAGAGGTATTGATCTTTGAAGGAGTGATTGAAGATGCAGATGTGGTAGTGGGGACGTTGATTATCGTCGCCATATTCTCCGCAGTAGAAATAGCGGATCCGATGATCCTGATTAGCTTTACGTAAGGATCGGATAAATTTCGACACGTGTGACGGTTGCAGTTGTCCTTGTTTGTCGATGTGATATCCTTTTTTATATTGTTCTTCATTACACGCCGAGGGGTCGCGGTATGTAAGAGTAGCCCATGAATTGCCGTGGTGATCGCGATGCATACAGGCTTCGTGGACAATACGTATTGACCACATGAGCCGATGATCGACCCGACACCCAAGGCAGCTACCGCAAGCCACCTCGAGTTTAGAGTGAGCGTTTTTTTTATCGAAGACCAATGCACCGGTCGTTATATCCTTGTAGCCTTTTAAAGGAGTGTAACAGGGCATTTTATTTGCAATGGGCGTGCCCAAGCGCCTCATGCGCTTTTATGCAATTACAATCGGTACCCGCCACGCTGATTCGGAGACCGTGTATTTTTTCTGTGCGTGCCAGAGTACCGTTTGAAGTTTCGGCGGGATTTCCGCCGTGACATTTTACGTCGCATTTTCCACCTCGTATGCGAACCCGCAGAGCTCTGCAAGGTTTCGCGAGTTTTGTGAGATTGTACTCGGTGTTGAGTTTAAATTGACGTAGGAGCTGTCTCCATCCACCCCGCATTGCAGCGAGGTGACGGAGCAGCCCATAAGCACCAGAAAGAGGACTGGTGAGTATTTGAGTTTTTTCATGGGAGCGATTCCGTGAGGTCGTTGCGTCTATGACCCGATTATACAGCTTTTTTTTTTTTTTGTTTGTTTTTTTTTTGGAGAGGGCGCGAGTGAGCTGCCCGGGCTCCACGCTGCGCTAAGAGCCTGGACGCTCGACTCTAGCCCGCCTCCCTTTTCCTCGGAACGGCCCACACTGTGCTGGTAGCCGAGGGAGGCATGGTCCGGGAACTAAGACGAAAAGAAGCGTAACCTGCACGGCGACCGGTCTTGTGCACACAATAAGCAACGGAGGAAACTTGCCGGGTAC